CCTGCTGACTGTTGTTAAGGATCTGCGCAAGCGTAACGTTCCGACCTTCGCTGATGGTCTGTATCGTTGCATCTGCGATCCTACCTTCATGATGCACCTGCGTCGTGATCCTGACTTCCGTGAGATCGCTCGTTACGCTGGTAACCCTGGTCAAGGCATGTACATGGGCAACCCCATGATGCCTAACAACGCCAGCTTCTACATGGGTCCCCAGGCTGGTCAAGGTTACTTCCTGGCTGGTGAACCTGTGATGCCTACTGGCGTCCAGTTCGAAGGTGTGAAGTTCTACGAGTCGACCAACTTCCCGACCAAGAACGTGAGCGCAAGCTTCACTGATTCTCCTTCCTACAGCAGCCAAGAAGTTGCTCAAGGTTACTTCTTTGGTCCTCAGTCGATTGGTGTTGGTATCGGTGGCCCGAACGCTCAGGTGCTGATCAACAACAACGACGACTTCAGCCGCTTCATCATCCTGATTTGGCAACTGTATGCAGGCTTCGAGATCCTGAACAAGGACTTCGTGACCACCGCATTCAGCTTCCTGTCTGATGACGGCAGCATCTGATAATTTTCAGTACTAAAACAACGGGAAAAATAAATGTCCTATTTATCTTCGAAAAAAATCTACCCTGGTAACTGGGTAGAAGCTCTGAACGGTTGGTACAAGAACATTGATACCAATGATGACGGTGTCAATAACGCTTCCAAGGGCGGCCCTACTTCGGTACTGGCCGTTCCTGGTTATCGTTATTTCCAGCAGCGTGGTTATGTGGCGGTGACCCAGACCTCTGGTGCACCCCTGGTGACTGGCAACGTGATTGTTCCGTCCCCCTACCGCCAAGACGATACTCGTCCTGACATCACTGGGATGCTGATCTCTGGCAGCAGCGCTCAGCCTCTTTATGTGTATCGCACTGCCGCTTCCGTGGCCTCTGGCTGGGGTGATGGTCGTGTTTCTAGCGGTGTGTATGCCGCCACCGGTAACGTGATCTCCTTCGGTCGCGATTCCAGCGGTCCTACTGCTGCTTCTGGCGTTGGCGAAGGTGTGATCCAGGCCAACATCACCTCCAGCACTTCTGGTGATGCTGCTACCAAGATTTACTTCGCTGGTGGTACCCAAGGTTTCGGTACTAACCCCTTCCTGACCGCTACTGGTGCTGCCGGTGTGTCGGGTAGCGTGTTGTACTACACCAACACTGGTGCCGTGACCATGAAGGTGTTTGCCAAGGGCGCAGCTAACGATACCAGCACCTCCGGTGGTATCTACATCTCGGATGCTGACTCTGCCGCTGGCAAGACTGGTTACATCTTTGTTGAGATCTGCTACATTCAGCCTGACGAAGCACCTGCTTACGATGACCTGGAGCAGTACCTCAATAACCGCACTGTTAGCTGAATAGGGTAAACTAAGACCAGATATTCACATCTGGTCTTTATGCTTTACCAGCACAAGAAAACAGGCGCACGAGTCAAGATTGTAAGTGAATGGGATAACGGCGATTGGTTCATGGTCGAAGACCAAGACGGTCGCCTTTATACCGCTTACAAAACTGAACTTACACCCGATGAAGATGCCACCAAAAAGGTGAAAACTCTTCAAGTAAAAGATAAAGCTGCGCAGGAAGAGCCACGTACTTTTCCACCAGATAACCGGTTGAATCTCAACGGCGCTACTGCGCAGATGATCGCTGATCATATCAAGGGTATCGGTTTGAAGACGGCTCGGGAGATTAAAGATCTTCAGATGTCACTATCGGGTGAAAGATTTAATAATCTTGAGCAGCTGCGACAAATCAAGAGAGTTGATTGGGACGCAGTGTTTTCAGCAGACCTGGTCCGTGTTTAACTAAGGCTTCTATAACCAAGGCCCCTGGGAGACCGGGGGTTTTTCCGTTTTACAATAAAAATAAAACATACGATGGCCGAAAGATCTATTGTTGATATCGGTAAGTACCTCCAGAAGTTTGGGTTAAACGTTGGTGAGAACCCTGCATTTGGCGGTGTTGGAGGAGGGCATTCTCCTACTGGGTATCATCCAAAAGGTCTGGCCATTGATGTAAGAGATTGGCGTCCTGACGTTGCACCGGCATACGAGGGAGGCAAGCCTATCCCCTGGAAGCAACGCACAGGTGAATTAAGTTGGCGTGCAAAACAATTAGGAGCATTTAACGAAGCCTTGGGACCTGGGGATCCAGGGCACGACACACATGTGCACTTGGCGCTTCAAGGCAAGAAATATCTGACAGACCAGCAGCTTGAATGGCTTGCCACTGGTAGATACAAAACTCCAGAAGGAAAGTTAACAGATGTGATGCCAACAGCAACACAGCCAGTATCTTCTGAGAATCCTGGATCTGTTAATACATTAAATGAGACTGCTTCTTTGTTTGGTGCTTTACTTAATGCAATGCAACCAAAGAAAAAAACATTACAAGAAACATTAACTCAATCATTGCTTGCTGAGGCAATGTCTCCAAGGCGTTCATCTTCTTTGTTAACGCAGGCGGCTACTGGTCCTCTTGATGAAATTATCTACGGATAACTAGCGTTTATAATTGATAACATAACGGAAATAGACTGTGCAGCTGTCTGATTTTGACAAAAGCAGGGTCCGGTATCACCTGGGCTACTTCACGGTTTCCGTGCCAGCGGGCGACTATGCTCGTCTGGAAGAAGCTATGAATACAGTCCCAGACTCGTATTTTTACGACAAGATCATCATTCAGATTGGTCGTTGTGATACGGCAGAGAAGAAAACGGAGGTTGCGACTTCTCCTTCCACTCGTCTTGAGAGTATTGCTGGTGATGTGGATCGTACGATTCGCTCTAGCAACGCTAAAGAGGCGCTTAAGGTCTGGGATGAGATCTATCTCTACGAAACTAACCGTTTAGCTGGTATCCTTTACGTTCCCAACTACAAGGATCCATTCCAGGCTCGTTACCGTTACGAACGCTCTGGTGCTGAATTTATCCAGGCATTACCTGGTCCCGCCGACACCGCTGTTGGTTCTCGTCTCTATCTACATCAGGTTTGGAGGTAACTATGTTTATTGGACCCGCCTTACAAGGTGCCCGTTTAATTGGAGGTGCCTCCCAAATTGGTCGTTATGCAGCTGGTTTAGGTTCCTTATTGACCGCTGGTCTTACTGGTTCTGCAGCGCAACAAAGGACTTCTCCCATTGGAAGTCGTCCTGTTGTCAATCCTGAATACTTGCGTCCCAATTACTCCGGAGCAGGAGACCGTGCACGGCGTTTTGAGGAGTACAGAACAGGTCGAGACATTCCAGGTGCCAATACTGATTATTCCGTAAGATTCCGCCCTATTGGCGGCACTCCTCAGGAACGTGCACAAGCCGCAGAAACCGCTCGTGTCGCTCAGCTGACAGCCCAGGATCCAGAACTGAAGCGTTACGAAGAAGCAAGTAAGAAAGCAAAGACGCAAGAGGAAATGAATGCCGCTCGTGATATCGGAATGGCAATCTGGGCGCGTGCTAATCCCAAGCTCGCTGCAAAAGTAAAGCCTGGTCAGTCTGGTTACGAGGTAATCCAGAATGAGATCAACGCTGGCCAGATGGGTCCGGTATTGGATCTTCCTTTTGATACCACTAAGCCTTTCAGCCCGACTCCGATTCCCCCTGAGCAGCGTTCCGTTACTTATGAAGGGGTGCGTCCAGTCTCCCTGGGCGAAGTGAACCCAATTGTTGGTGGCGGTTTCCCAACGGCTCAAGCAGCAATGTTTGAACGTTTTGCTCAACCAGCCGCTCCCACGTTCCAAGGCTCGCCCCTTGGTACAGCATCCCCATTAGTTGGCAATCTTTCTTATACAGGTTCGGTGGCACCGCTTGGTGTAGCCGTGGAAGAGGGTGATTTTCGTTCTGCAAAAGCACAGCAACTTGCTGACGCCTTTAAGAAAGCCCGTTTCTCTAGCTAATTCGATTACATTGGCATTGCTCAGCATGTAAGTCCAACCAACTGGATAAGAATCTTTTGATTCACGGAAGCCAGTGTTGTTGCTTTAGATCCATGATTCTTTGCCCTAATTTTGTCAAACGTTTGACCACTAAGCTCAGTCTTGTTGTTGCACTGCA